AACGCAGTTTGGTCCAAGATCATGGTCAGGTATAGGTAGTGGTCAATGGGGTTTAAATGTTCAACAAGGAACACAAATTAGATCTAACATATCTAATAGAGGTCCAATGTGGTATTCATTTCAAGTAGACACAACAGCAGAATATACATTAGCTGGTTATATAACAGACCCTTACCCAGAAGATGGTCAAACTGGTCATAGAGGTACTCCTGTTGTAAACATAAGTACATCAGAAGATACAAAAAGTGAAGGGCAAGGTGGTAATGATTATGGAAGTGGACTTTCATGGAGTGGTGTAAAAGCAAACTTAAACGCAAGCACAACTTACTTTTTTTGTAATTATACACAAAGCCCTTATGGAAGCTCAACACCTAGTGGAAATTTTTTCTATAACGATATGAACTCAACTTTATCCCTTGCTGTTAGCTCACCCTCTTCTGGTGGCTCTGCAGGTGCTGGCGGTGTTGGTCAAGGTTTTGCTCAGTCAGCTGCAAGTGGTGGCAGTGGTGGCAGTGGTGGCTCTAATGCAGGATCTGGTGGTGCAGGTGGTGCAGGTGGTGCGTTAGGAGCTAATGGTACTGCGGGTTCTGCTGGCGGTGATGGTTCAGGAGCAACTATATCTTTTCCTTCAACAGCTCCAACAGATGGAGCAGCAGGATCAAGTGCTGGATCGGCAGGGTATTATATATTAGGTCAAAGTAATGTATCGTTAACTAATAACGGAACAGTAGCAGGGAGAATAGCTTAATGCCGTTTACATCTTTAAAATACAAACCTGGAATTATTTCTGATGTTACTGCTTATACTAACGAGGGTGGTTTTGTAGACGGAGATAAAATACGTTTTCGTTTTGGTTTTCCAGAAAAAATAGGTGGTTGGGTAAAATATACTACAAGCGTTTTTCAAGGTACAGCTAGACGATTACATAATTGGGTTGCTTTAGATGGCTCTGACTTTTTAGGTATAGGTACTGAGTTAAAATATTATGTAGAAGAAGGTCAAACACTTAACGATATTACTCCAATTAGAAACACTACAAGTGCTGGCGATGTGACTTTTTCAGCATCTAATGGTTCTACAACTATAACAGTAACAGATACTGCTCATGGGGCTAATGAAAACGATTTTGTAACTTTTTCTGGTGCTGCAACATTAGGTGGAAATATAACTGCAGCAGTATTAAACGCAGAATATAAAATTGTTTCGTTAATAAGTTCTAACTCTTATACAATAACCGCTACGGCTACGGCTAATGGGTCAGACACAGGCAGTGGGGGCAGTAGTGTTGTTGGTACATATCAATTAAACACTGGTCTTAACACAACTGTTGGAGGTACTGGTTGGGGTGCTGGTCAATGGAGTGGTACAACTAGTAGTGCTTTATCAACACAGTTAAATGAAGCCTTAGATAATAGTGAGACGGCTGTGGACGTAGACGATGAGACAGGTATGAACACAGCAAACGACGTTATCTTAGTTGATAATGAGCTTATGCTTATATCAGCAACTACAGATGATAATACAATGACTGTGGCAAGAGGACATTCAGGAACTTTAGCAGCAACTCATGCAGACAACACACTTGTTAGATTAGCTAAAGGTAATGCTTTAGCAACAGATGATTTTGTAGGATGGGGAAGTGCCGCAGCAATTACCGTTCCTGGAGCACAAATCAGGCTTTGGTCACATGACAACTTTGGAGAAGATCTAATAATTAACCCAAGAGACGGTGGTTTATTTTATTGGGATAGAACAACAGGACTAGGTGCAAGGTCTATTGAACTTAGTGCTACAAGTACTTTTTCTAACGAAACAAGTGTACCGCAAATTGCTAAACAAATAATAGTTTCTGACCAAGACAGGCACGTTATTGCTTTTGGTTGTGATGGTCTCGGTGCTACTTCCACAACAACACAAGGTAATGGCGTACAAGACCCATTGCTTATCAGATTTTCTTCACAAGAAAACCCTGTGGATTTTTTTCCTACGGCTACAAATACAGCAGGTGATTTAAGACTTGGTGGTGGTTCAACTTTTGTACAAGCCGTTGAAACTAAACAAGCTATTTTAGTTTTTACAGATAAAACTTTACACGCTATGAAGTTTATTGGTCCACCGTTTACATTTGGGTTACAAGAATTATCTAAAAATATAACAATAATGAGTCCTAAGTCTGCTTTAGCTATTGATGACGTAGTGTTTTGGATGGGTTTAGATACTTTTTACTTGTACGCAGGACAAACACAACAAATACCTTGTACAGTAAAAGATAAAGTATTTCTAGATTTTAATTTTGAAGAAAGTGATAAAGTACACGTAGGGTCAAATACAGAGTTCGGTGAAATAACTTGGTATTATCCAACGAAAGACAGTTCAGAAGTTGACGCTTATGTTACTTATAATTACACAGAAAAAGTTTGGTACTTTGGTACATTAGAAAGACAGGCTTGGCTTGACAGAGGTATTAGATCTTTACCTTTAGCAACTGGAGGTCAATATTTATATAGCCATGAAACAGGTTTTGATGACGATGGTTCGGCTATGTCCGCATTTATTGAATCAGCTGGACTAGATATTGGAGAGGGAGACAAAGTTGGTTTTGTAAATAGAGTTATTCCTGATGTTTCATTCAATGGATCAACTAGTATAAACCCTACTGTTAACTTTACTTTAAAAACCAAGGACTATCCTGGGTCTAATTTTAACCAAACGGACACACAAGCTACAACTAGATCTGCAACAAGTCCAGTAGAACAATTTACTGAAAAGCTAGACTATAGAATGCGAGGGCGGTCTTTTGCTATAAGAATAGAAGCGACGGCATTAGGTACAAAGTTTAAGTTAGGAACACCAAGACTTAATATACGAGAGGATGGTAGACGATAATGTTAATTACAAGTATACCTCAGTATGTTCAAGGTTTAGCAAACGCAAAAATAGACTTAACAACAACAAACGCAACCGTTTTATATACAGCTCCTAGTGTTGGGGATTTTAATATTTCTGTTGTAAATTCAATTTTAGTTTCAGAAGATTCTGGAAATGCAGATACAATAACTGTTACCCTAACAAGTGGCAGTAGTGTGTTTAGTTTGTTTAAAGTAAAAGCGGTAGGAGCAAACGGTACAGTTGAACTATTAACAAAAGATTTAATTTTACAGGGTGGCGAAATATTAAAAGTCACTGCTGCTACAGCAAATAGACTACACGTCGTTGCTAGTATACAAGAATTTATACAACAGAGAGTAAGTACAAGTAACTAATTATTGTAAAAGATAAAAATGTGTGATATGTTGAAACAAGGATGATAAAATGACAGCACCGTATCAAGATATAGCTAAAGGGATAGCAAGTTTAGGTAGGTATGAAGATACCTATATTGTTCATGCTGCAGAAGGCGAAACTGTTATTCCTAAAGAGGTCTTAGCTAGTAACCCAAAATTAAAAGAAGATATTTTTAAACAAATGCGTGCTGTTGGTATAGAACAGCCAGAAAGTTATATCGTTGGCGATGCTTTAAATTCTAGGAATCCTATAACTGGACAGCCAGAATTTTTCTTTAAATCTTTAAAAAAGTATCTTCCGACTATAGGTGCTATCGTCGGTAATATCTTACTTCCAGGAGTTGGTGGTGCCATTGGTTCTGGTTTAGGAAGTCTCGCTGCAGGTCAAAGTGTAGAACAGTCTTTAGTAAATGCAGGGTTGGCTTATGTAGGTGGAAAGTATGTCGCTCCACAAATCGATTCAGCCGTTGCTGGGTTTAGTGGAGGAACTGTGCCAACAATAGGTTCTACTATTGGATCAGGCTCATCCTATGCTATGCTTCCTACAACAGGAACAGCAGTAGGAACGCAGGGGTTACTTTCTGGGGCAGGAGCAACAATACCCCAAGTTGTAACTGCTGGATTAAGTCCTATTGTTGGAGAACAATTAGCAAAACTTGCAGAAGTGCCAGAAATGGAAGAAAGCCAAAGTGCAAATAGTATTGTAGATGATTATTATGCTGCATTAGCCAGAGGAGAAAACCCAGAACTTCCAGGATCGCTAACTCCTCCTCCTAAAGAATCTTTATTTGCACAAGAAAAACAGGGTGCACCAACTGATCCACAAAGTTTACTAGCAAACGTAGATTACGAAGCCTTATTAAATAATGTATTAAGCAGAAATATGTTTTTAAATGCTGCAAACGGTGGTTATATTACTGGTCCAGGATCATCAACTAGTGATTCTATTCCTACAAGATTATCTAATACAGAGTTTGTACAAACAGGAAAAGCCGTAGCTGGAGCAGACCCAACAGGTAATAATAACCCTGACCAAGGAGCAAAAGTAATGGCAGGAATTATGAGGGCTTTTGAACAAAGAGCTGATCAAAATACGAGGAGTGCATAATGGCTACTACAGAACAAACCACCATTACAAGACAAGCCCCTTTTTTAGAGGACTATGCTCGTAAACTTTTAGAATCAACTTATCAGTCGTCACTTACTCCTACTGATATTCCTGATATAAAAGTTGCAGGCTTCACACCTGATCAACAAGATGCTGTTACAGCAACTAGAGAAGGTATTGGAGGTTTTCAGCCTTTTCTTACTGGAGCAAATACTGCTTTAACAGGAGTTATGGGTCAACCCTCAGTAGCTAATACTTTTGGTGCATCAGGAATTTCTCAATTTATGAACCCCTATACTGAATCTGTTATCGATGCAACTCAAGCAGACATAGCTAGACAAGGTGGGATCGCTCAAAACCAAATAAACGCTAATGCTGTTGGAGCAGGTGCTTTTGGCGGTTCGAGACAAGCTATAGCTAATCAAGAACTACAACGAAACGTAATGGATCAACAAGCTAAAACTGGATCACAACTAAGAGCAACTGGTTTTGAATCTGCATTACAACAATCACGTAATTTAGCTGATGCTCAAATAAGAGAAAGAAGTTTACAAGGTTCTCTTGCTGGTCAATTAGCTGGACTCGGTGGACTTCAACAACAGTATGGTCAGCAAGATGTAGCTAGTTTACTCGGTATTGGGTCATTACAACAAGGTCAGGCTCAAGCCCTTCTTGATGCAGCACGACAAGGCGATTTACAACAAGCCTATGAACCACAACAAAGATTAAGTTACTTTAGCGATATATTAAGAGGAGTTCCTTCTGCTCAGCAAACTACAGCTTCTGTTACTGCACCAACGCCATCGTTACTATCTCAAATAGGTGGAGTTGCTGCAACAGGATTAGGATTAGCAGGACAGTTAGGCTATAGACCTTTTGGTAATCAACAACAAAGTGGAATAGGTACACTTGGAAGGACTGCATAATGGCTTTAAATCCTTTTGAAACACTACTAAACAACCCTCAGTATCAAACACAAGGTCGTTCAAGATTTTTAGATCAAGGTACTGCAGGAGCTAACGCTGGACTTAGTGACAAGAGACTAGTTCCTTTTGCAAATGTAATGCAAGAACCAGAAATAGATTTAAAAAGCAGTTTCAATAATGTTGATAATGCTGAACTAGAAAAAGTAGGTAAAAGTGTTTTTTCCCCAGAAGGAACAAATTTAAACTTTAATGAGCTAGATGAAAAAGATATCAATAGTTTAGCTACAGATAACCCTGAAAAGGTAACAGATAAAGCAAAGTCTCTTTATGATGGTGGGGGAGAAATAACGAAAATATTAGGTGCATTAAATAAATTATCAACTGGTGGGAAAGAGGTTGATAAGTTATATAAAGGTTTAATTCAAAAATCTGCACCTGATGCAGCAAAATCAAAGAAAATGGTAAAAGACTTTTTTGGAACTGATGCTGAAAAAGAAACCCCTGCATGGGCTGATGCTGCATTAGCTATAGGACAATCTTTATTAAGTGCCGATCCAAACCAAACAGGGTTACAAAGTCTTGGTCTTGCTTTAGGTGAGGGTGGAAAAGCAGCAAAAGCATCAAAAGCAAAGAGTTCAGCAAAAG